GAGCCCGACGAGTTGGAAATCTGCATCGAGTGGAAGGCGACCGTCCACGACGGGCCGGGTATCGTCGTCCATCAACTCGAGGACATTGTCGTTCCGTTTCGGAGCGAGAACGCGCAGCCCCTTGCGCCGTCGAATCCGAACGGCGCCCCGTGGATCGCGCGGCTGATCCGGCTGGACTACGACACGATCTGCCGCCGGATGCGCGACGGGAGCTACGACGAGCTCGACGAGCAGGATCTAGACCTGATCCGTGGATTGCTGGACACGCGACGGCCGGTCTTTTCGTCGGAGCCCAACGAAGAGCTCTTGCGGGACCAGAAAGACGCGAAAGAAGGCCGCGCCGAGTTCTTCGGCACGGATACGCAGCGAGAGTGGATCTCCGGCGTGGAGTGGTACGGCCGGCTGGACGTCAACGACGACGGGCTCGCGGAAGAGGTCATCGTCACGTACATCAAGGACGCGAACGTTCTCGCGCGGATGCGGTATCTGACGTCGGAGTATCCAGGGTTGCCGATCCGCCGCCCGTTCAGCGAGGGTCGTTGTATCCCCGTGGCCGGGCAGTTCTACGGGATCGGGATGCCGGAGTTGATGGAAGGGATTCACGACTCGCTTCACGTCCTCGTGAACCAGAATATCGACGCGGGCACGATCACGAACACGCCGTTCTTCTTCTACCGTGCGTCGTCCGGCCTGAAGCCGGAGACCATTCGTCTGAATCCCGGCGAGGGCTTCCCGCTCGACAATCCACAGCAAGACGTCGCGTTCCCACAGTTCCCGCAGCGGGACCAGCAGTGGGGCTTCAACATGATCGGGCTGTGGATGCAGTACCTCGACAAGCTGACGCAGATCGGCCCGATCCAGCAGGGACAGGTCCCACAGGGCAAAGCGTCCGCGCTGCGGACGACGGGCACGACGATGGCGCTGCTACAGCAAGGCGCGGCTATGCCCGAGCAGATCTTGCGGCGCCTGTTCATGGGGTTGAAGCAAATTTGGGAGCAGTATCACCTTCTGAACATGCGGTATCTCCCGAAGAACAAGCAATACCTGATTTCCGGCAAGCCGGCGGATCAAGACGACGCGTACGGCACGATCCACGACGTGCAGGACATTCAGATCCCGGTGGCGTTCGATTTCCAGGCGACGCTGACGAATACGAACAAAGGTCTGATGAATCAAGCGTTGAAAGACCTCGGCAGCGCGATCGTCTCGCCGTTAATGCTGCAACTCAAGATCGTCAAGCCGGAGAATATCTACAACTGGGCGAAGGACGTGATCGGCGCGAATCAGTTGGATCCCGCGAGATACGTGAACAAGCCCGAGGGGGCGCCGGACGGCTCGCGGCATACCGCGGAAGACGTGATGGTCATGCTGCTCGCCGGGACGCTGCCGGAAGTCGCGCCGTTGGAGCCGCCGCAAGAACATCTCGCGAAGCTCCAAGCGGAGATGCAGTCTGACGAGTTCGGGCACTGGGACGCGACGCACACGGTCTTGCTGAAGACGTACCTGAAGCAACTGATGACGTACATTCGCCAGGAACAAGAACAGCAACAGTTGATGGCCGCGGCGTCGCAGTTCAATCAGACGATGCAGAAGCAGTCGCGCGGGGCTGCGGGCGGCAAGCCGCCGGGCGAAGTCCCTCCGATCCAGACGCAACAGCCGACAGCGTCCGAAGTCGCAGGCGCGGAGAAGCCAAAGTAGATGGCGCCACTCGAGTCCGGCCGCCCGACGTTCGCCGAATGGGCCGCGTCCAATAGCTCCGAACACGCTGGCCGCGCATTGGGGTCTGCCGCCGACAAGGAATTTCACCGGCAGGCGACAATCGCCGTCGCCAAACGGGCCGAGACCGTCGTCAATCATCCGGGCTGGCAAACGTTCCTCGACCACCTCGGGGCGTTGCGCGACGCGGCGCAGACGGACATCGAATACGCGACGCGCCGCGTCGCGAATGCGCCGGTGGGTGTCCCCGATCTCGTGGAGTATCGCCGGCAGATCGCGAGTCACGCCGGCGCAGTACGCGCGCTCGAGCGCGCGATGTCCTTGATTCCAACCCTGATCGACAACGGCCTCGCGGCGCAGGATGAGCCGCCGGACGCGTCGACCAGTTCAGCAGGACTTACGAGCGCCTAGCCTGTGCCGAATCGCTCACGGCTGCCACGGCGGAAAGACGCTGCGCTGTTCAACAACGCCGTACGTTCACGGTCCGTGAACATCCACACGGACCTGAACACCGCCGCCGGGTGACGGGCGCGAGGACGAACTGATGCCTGACGCTGCAACGACAGACGCGACCAAGACCCATCCACTCGAGCCGGGGGGCGAACGCTTCACGGAAGTTTACGCGAGTTGGAAGACCGCGGAACGGGAGTTAGCGCTGAAGGACGCGGAGATCGCGCGGCTGCACGCGCGGCCTGCCGCGGCTGCTGTTGCCGCCGCGGCGCCGACGGTGTTCTCGGAGAATCAGCTTCAGGCGTGGGTTGACGAGGGTAAGATCACGCCCGCGAAGATGGCCGCGCAGCTTGCCTGGCAGTCGAAAGAACAGGGCAAGGCGGAGATGCGGCAGGAAGCGGACACGGCGCGGAAGTTTGCGTCGGCCGCGGACGAAGTGCAAGCGTTTATGGCGAAAGTCCCCGCGCTTGCAGACGAGCGGTCGCCGGATTACGGTCGCGTGAAACGGGCGGCGTTCGACGTCGCCGATGACATGGGGTTGACGATTCAAGACCCCCGCGTACAACGCCGGGCGCTCCGTGAAGTCTTCGGGACGCTCGACAAGGCGGACGCGACGCAGGGCGCGGTCGACCGCAGCCGCAGAACCGACGGTATCCCCGTCGACGGCGGCGCCTCGGGCGCCGGCGGGCGGTGGTCTTCGGCGGGCGATGGCGCGTTGAAAGATGTCCCGCAGGCGTATCTGCAACATTGGGAGCGTCTGAATTACTCCCCGGAGCAGATGGCCGAGGAAGCGAAGTGGATTACGCCGGGAATCGCCCGGCGATCGGGGCGCCGGCTGTAGATGACCATTCGTCGAATGGCCTCGTCGTGTTGTCTGGGTCTTGCGCACGGGTTTTATGCGCTGTCGCGCCGGATCGCCTTCGGACCGGTTCCGGCCTCGATGCGGCAGAAGTGGGATCGGCTCGGTTACACGTGGCAGCAGCGGGCCGAGGAAGCGAAGTGGATCACGCCGGCTGTCGCGCGGCGGTTGTCGGCGTCTGGGCCGTACGTCCCTGGTACCGTTTGGCGCGAACGACTGTAGATGTCGCTGACGATCCACGTCCCCAAGCCGGAAACGCCGCAGCGGGTCTTGGCAGGCTACGCGGTGGCGTGGGGCGAGAAGCATACGTCGCTCGCGGGGACCCGCGTCGACGATCTCGTCCAGACCGGTAAGATGGTCATGCTCTGTTCGTTCTGTGACCCGAAATTCAACCCGCGGCGGAACCGATACACGTCGTGGAGCCGCACGTGGCTCTGTATCGCGCAGTGCGACGGGTGCAAGCAACATACGAACAACATCAAAGCGTTCATCCCTGAGTCAAATTACGAAGCCGTCGCGGTGCATGACGCCGCGCACGGTCGTCGATGGCGACACTGGTTCTCGAAAGGACACAAGTAAAATGGCACGATTCGGATATACATTCAGCGGGGGCGCCCCCGTCATGAAGCGCTACAAGATCGGCGTGGCCTTCCCCACCGCGGGGATCTTCGGTCTTCAGACCGCGACGACCACGACCGGGCTTGCGATTTCCACCAGCACGTCGGCGGCGAACGCCGTCGGCCTGACGGTTGACAGTTCGACGTACACGACCACGAAGGCGACGACGATGGTCGAGGGCATCGTGACGGTCATCGTCAACCCCGACCTCGTGACGAAGTGGGCCGTCAAGACCGGGACTGCCGGCACTGTCCTGGTGCCGATCACGGCGTCGGCCGTGTCCTCGACCGGCCTCGGCGTGACAATCACGACGGGTGAGGTCGCCCCGAACAGCCCGGAGACGATCGACGGGACCATCGTCGGTATCTCCGGCGCGAACACCGGCGTCTCGCGGCTCATCACGGCCTCGAGCGCGACCGTGGCGACCGTCACGGTTCCGTTCCCGTATACCAGCGCGGTCGGCGACAAGTTCCTCGTCTTCCCGTGGGGCGCCGCGCCGGGCGTTCCTGACAACCTGAATACGAACGTGACATTCGACGTCGCGCGGCAGGATATCGCCGTGGGCACCGGCCAGGAGCATCGGCCGGTCGAGCTCGTCGTCGACTTCTCGAGCGCCGCGAACGCGCTGAATAACAGCTTCGTGCTGACGGTCGCGAACGACCACATCTTCAACGTCACCACCTAGTCTCTTTCGCGCGATCGTCCAAGCAGGATCCCGGACACCCTCCGGGGAATGCGGGCAGACCCCGCTCGCGCGTTCTCCCTCAGGCTAGCCACGCAGCCTTAGACGGCGTGGTAGTAGCACCCCCCGCACGGGAGTTTCATCATGGCTGTTCCTTCCACATCGGCGAACTTCGCGGATCTGCTGGATCCGCGCTTCCAGAAAATCTTCAACGATCGTTACCGCCAGCTGCCTGACCGGCTGAGCGACTTCTACGACGTCATGTCCGGCGAGAGCTTCCCGACGCGAGACACCGCGCGGTTCTCGCAGACCGGCACCCTCGGCGACCTGACGCAGTTCACGGGCACCGTCCAGTACGACGATGCGTCGCAGGGGTACACGTCGACCATGACCCATCTCGAGTATGCGTCCGGCTTCCAGATCGAGCGGAAGCTGTACGACGACGACCTGTACGGCGTGATGGACAACAAGCCGAAGCAGCTGGCGACGAGCTATGTCCGCACCCGCCAGAAGCACGGCGCGCAGGCGTTCAACAACGCGTTCTCAGTCGACTCGACCTGGAACGTGAACTCGGAAGCCGTCGCGCTGTGTTCGACGGCGCATACGACCACGTCCGGCGCCTCGACGGCGTCGGGCTTCAGCAACTCGGGGACCGCGGCGCTCTCGGCGGTCGCACTCGCGGCGACCCGGATCTCGATGCGAAACTTCCGCGGTGACCGCGGCGAGCGGATCTCGGTCGTTCCGGATACGCTCCTGATCGCCCCGGACTACTACCAGACGGCGTTCGAGATCGTCGAATCCTCGGGCGTGCCCGACTCGGCGAACAACAACGCGAACGTCCACAAGGGCGCGTACCGCGTCCTCGACTGGGAATACCTGACCAGCGCGCATCCGTGGTTCCTGATCGACTCGACGATGATGAAGGACATGCTGAAGTTCATCGACCGGGTCAAGGCGGAGTTCGGGATGGTCGAGGACTTCGACACCCTCGTCGGCAAGTGGCGGATCTACTGCCGCTATTCCCTCGGTCACAACGACTGGCGCTTCCTCTACGGCAACAACGCCGCGTAGGAGCGAACACGTGGACAAAGCCGGCGTCTTCGAAGGAAACAAACGGAAGAGCTACGGCGACGTCGGCACCACGCGTGGTGACGTCGGCGGCATGACGCATTCCACCGGACGTATGCAGGCGGGCGCGACCTCGCGCTTGACGACGACGGGCCGCGGGGCGGAGGGCGGCGCGGCGAAATCCGCGCCGTCGCTCGGCAGCGGCGCCCGGCCGCGGTTCGACGCGGTCGATCGTGGCGCAGGGGCGCTGCGCCCGAAGTCCGGGTCGGAGCGGTTGCAGGGCATGAAAATCGGGCTGAAGGGCGACATCTTCAAGCCTAGCCGAGGTGCCTGATGTCGTGGCCGAAAGACAAGAACCAGCAAGCAGCGAAGAACCGCGGGACGCTCGGGCCGTTCACGGCGGGGACCAGCGGTAAGGGCGGGACGAATACCGCGAACCTGAAGAAGCCGGACGTCTCGACGCCGGCGGAACGTCCGCGGCCGTGGGTCGCCGGGTTCAGCCAAGGCGCCCCGCGATCGGATTACGGGAAGGGCGGAAACTGATGGCAAGCCGAACGTATTCTGACTTCCCGGAACGGAAGATGGTCGCGCCCGCGTCGCCGCTGAAGACGCAGGCGTTCCGCCCTGGGGCGAAAGGCTCGGACGCGAAGCCCAGCGCCCCGCTGAGCGACCCGCCGTATACCGGTGCGAGTCCGACGCACATGACCTCCGCGGGTTCGCCGCGGATCAAGAACGACCTCAAGAGTGGCGGCACCAAGACGCACTACAAGTAACGCGCGCCTCGGCGCGCTGAACGAACCGTCGGCCCCGCGTGTTTGGGACCAGCCGACAGAAGGATCGAACGATGCCTTACCTGAGCAAATGGGGCGGCACCTTCGGGTATCCCCCGCTGGCGACCGGCCGCGTCTTCTTCGTCGCCCCCGCGGCGACGTACAACATCGACGGCCAGGCGTATACGGCGTCGGATAGCAACGACGGGCAGTCGCCGCAGCGCGCGTTTCTGACCGCCGTCTACGCCGCGACGCAGATGCTCGCGGACGACCACTGCATCCTGCTCGCGGGGACGCACACGCTGACGGCACCGATCGTGGTCTCCGTCAACCGGCTGACGTTCTCGGGTGTCCCCGGCGGCGGACACCGGCGCAGCGACGGCCTCGGCGTCGCCCTGAAGCCGCGGACGATCATCACGCAGTCGACGGCGGCGACGAATCTGTTTACCGTCACGGGCACGAATTTCGAGGTCTGTGACGTCTCGCTCCTACCGATCACGGCCGGGACGGCGATCAACCTCTCGGCAGCGGCGACGAACGCGTACATCCACCACTGCAAGATCGACATGTCGACGCAGGCGGCGAGTACGAGCACGATCGGCGTCAAGGTCGTGGGCGCCAACAGCGGGTTGCTGTTCGAGAATAACTACGCGCAGGTCACGGCCGCGCAGGGCGAAGTCGTCCAGCTGACGTCGGCGACGGACGCGGTCATCCAGAACAACGTCGTCACGTTCTCGAACGGCACATGGGTCCAGGCGATGACGTCGGGCACCTTGTCCGCGAACATCCTGTACCAGAAGAATACGTTCGCGGTGTCGATGTCCACAGGCTCAACGGCGAGTGTCGTCACGGCGTTCATTGACGGCACGAACACGAACATCCTCTGGGGCGCCTCGGCGGTTCTGAATATGTTCACCGGGACGACGATCACGAAGCCGATCGACGGCTTCGGAGCCTCGACGTGCGCGCTGATCGAGAATTACGTCTCTCAGACGGGGGCCGCCTCGGGTGGGGTCCTCGTCGCGGCGATCACGTAGACTTGCCGCCTGTACTTTCGCCCCACGGCGCGGGCGTCATCGCAGTCCCGATGGCCTCGTCCGTGGGGCGGTACGACGAGTTTTACACGTCGCTCGCCGGCTTAGACTTGCCGGGGACGACGCACGACGGCCTCAACACCGTCACGGGTATCCTGAAGTGCACGTCCGCGTGTGTCGCCACGGGGCTGAACGCCGCTTGTCGCGCGGCGCTGGCGGACCCGGCGCGGCAGTGGGTCTGGTTCCTCGGCGACGACCATACGTTCGATCCTGGGCTGTTGGTCCGGCTGCTGAACCGGAACGTCGACGTCGTCGTCCCGTTGGTTGCGATGCGCTACCCCCCGTATCCCACCGTGCTCTTCAAGGGGCCGGGCGGCCCGCGCTACGCGTGGGTCGAGCTCCCGACCACGGGGATGATGCCGCTCCCCGTGGGACACGTCGCCGGACAAGCCGGCATGCTGGTCCGACGGCGCGTCCTTGAAGTCCTTGAGCCCCCGTGGTTCCGCATCGGGCAGTACGAGCCCGCGTCGTTGCACGAGGATATCTACTTCACCGAGTCGTTATCCAAGAAGGGGATCACCATTCACGTGGACTGCGACGAAATGATGGGCCATCTCCAAGTCTTTGACGTTCAACCGTCGCGCAGCCTGACGGGGCACTGGCAGCCTGCAATCGTCGCCAGCGGCGGAGTTGAGCAAATCTCGTCGCTGAACAAGACGAAGTTCTTCGTATGAGCGACCCTGTCATCCGCGTCGACCCGTCCGCGAGCGTCCACCGCTCCGTCACGATCGGCAACGATAGCGCGGTGTGGGGCCTCGCGCGCATCCACGACGGGGTCCGCATCGGGGAGCACTGTTCGATTGGCGAGCTCACCTACGTCGGCCGGAACACGACGATCGGGAGTCATACGCGCATCGGCGCGCAGTGCCATATCACCGACCACATGACCGTCGGGGAACGCGTCTTCATCGGCCCCGCCGTTGCGTTTTCCAACGACCGACATCCCGTCGTGAACAACCCGCGGTTCAAGTTGGAGCCCCCGGTTGTCGAGGACGACGTCGCCATCGGGATTCACGCGACGATCCTGCCCGGCGTCCGCCTGGGCCGCGGTTGCGTTGTCGGCGCCGGTGCCGTGGTGACGAAAGATGTTGCTCCCTATACGACGGTCGTCGGGTGTCCCGCGCGGCCAATGGAGACCCCATGACGTTGATTGCTTCGCAGATGTCCCCGCGTGCGCAGACGGTCGCCCTCGGCGACTCGTGGCGCGTCCGCACGCAAACGGCGTTCGCCGCGGTGACGGCAATTCCGACCACGACGGCGCCGTTCGTCCTGTTCAACGGAGAATCGCAGACTTCGGGAGTCGGCAAGAGTTACGCCATCGACTCGATTGCGCTCGCCCGCATCGTGGTCGACGCAACGCAATCGGACACGAGCGCGGTCTTCGCGATGGTCAGCGCGGGTGCGGTCGCTGCGCCGACCGACGATACCGGGATGACGATCCGAAGCCTGAGCGGACGAAAGCTGTACGACGGCCTCGCGCGGAAAGCGGTGGCACAAACGGTCGTCGACGTCACGTGGTTCCCGATCGGCAACTCCTCGTTCGTCACGTCGGTCCTCGGCGGCGGACCGTGGAACACCGCGGAGTTCAACCTCGATGGCCTGATCGTTTTGCCGCCCGGTCGGACGCTGAACCTCGTCGTCATTCAGGTCGCGGGCGCGGCGGCACAGTGTCATCTCGACGTGCGGTGGCACGAGGCGTTCTTGCCGGTCGTCGCCTAGTGCCGACGCGGTCGTTCCCGCGTGTCGAGGTCGAGTGGACCGACGCCGCGAGTACGCCCGGCTGGAATGTGCTGCGCGACGTCCTCGATGACCGCGGCACCGTCGAGGTCCACACGATCGGGTATCTGATTCGGCGCACGCCGAAGCTCATCCAACTCGCGCAGAGCTATCACGCGAGCGGCGATGACGTGCGACTCGGCGAGCCGTTCGGCATCCCGCGCGGCTGTGTCCGCAAGGTCACACGGATCAAAGCGTGATCCCTGTCGATAGCGGCCATCCCGGCGGCACGATCGCCGTCGTCACGGGCGAATTGATGCGGTACACGGATTTCGTCGGGTCGATGGATACGCTGCGGGCGCCGAGGAATACGGCCATCGCCCGCGTGAACGGCCCGTCGGTCGCGCGGAACCGGAACGACATCGTCCACCATATGTTCCACGGCGAGTGGGTCTGCTTCCTCGACGACGACCAAGTCGTCAAACCGGACACGCTGATGCGGTTGCTGTCGCATGAGAAAGATATCGTCGGGTCGCTGTATTCCACGAAGCGTCCGCCGTTCGTCCCGATCGTCTTCAAGGACACCGGGCAGTACGAGTTTGATAATTACGCGTGGCGGGACCTGCCGCCTGACGGCGGGCTGTTCGGCCCTGTGCGCGCGACGGGGACGGGCGGGATGCTGATCCGCCGCAAGGTCTTCGAGACGATTCCGGCGCCGTGGTTCAACGCGATGGAGTTCACCGACGACCTGTTCTTCTGCGAGAAAGCCAGAGCGCACGGATTCGACATCTTCGTCGACTTAGACGCGCCGATCGGGCATACGACGTCGTGCAACGTCTGGCCCGCGCATCAAGGACGGCTGTGGGGCGTGAACGTCAACCTAATGGAGTTAAGCGTCAGCATGATCGACGACGGGGCAGAGCCGGCCGCCGCGGACCCGCCTCGGATTATCATTCCGGGCGCGTAGGAGCGAAGGACCATGAGCGACACCGTGACCATCCCCGCCGTCGAATCCCTGGCCGCTGATCTTCAGGACCAGCCGGACTACTGCCTCCGACCCCACCAGCGCGTCGAGTACGAGGAAGAGGCCGGTCGCCTCCGCAGCATCGCCGACGCTCCAGACTGGCAGGCCGGCGCCGCGAAGATCGCGGCGCAGCAGCGGTATCGGCAGGTCTTGAACGTCCTCCGGTCACAGGCTCCGAAGCCCATCGACGACACCCTTCGGCGCGACCGCGTCGCGAAGGGCGCGAACGCCGTCCTGAACGACGTCATCCGCCCGTCGATGCTGACGAAGGCCGAGATGCGTCGCAACCCCGCGGGCGCCGTGGGCGAATTCATGCGCCGGGAGAACAGCCCCGCGGTCCAGCGCGCGATCCGAACGTGGCAGCGCGCGCGGTTCGCGCTCGACCCCACGACCACGAACGACGATCACGCGCTTATCGAGAAGCACCGCCCTGAAGGCGCGCCGACCGCCGGGTACGGGACCTTCATGGCCGACGCGCAGATCCCCGGCGTCTTCGGCTTCGGGCCGCAGGCCCGCGAGAACTGGCCGCTCGACCCGCCGCAGAATACGGCACTCGAGCAGTCCCGCCGCGCGGAACGAGACACGGCGTCGATTCCGTCTACCGGTTTCGAGCCCGACGCGCTCCCGGCAGTGCCTAAGCCGAAGCGACCGATGTCCGCCGCGCAGGCCGCCGCGCTCTCGCGCGGCCGGGCGAATCGTGCGTCGAACATCGCGGCCGTCTCAGCGCCTGTGGCCGATCCGGTGTTCGCCGCATGAGCGTCGTCGTGGTCGTGACGCCGGAGACGCACCCGCGCGACGTCGGCGACCTCGGACTGCGGTTTGGGTCGGTGGTCGCCTCGCCGATGGCGGGCGCGGCGGCGCACGGCTTCGCGCGGATGCTGCGCGGGGGACACTCCCTCGGCGGCTACCACGCGGGCATCTCGCCGGTCGAGCGGCTCAACTGGGCGCCGCGCGACGCCGACGAGTCGTTCGCCGAATTCGGCGCCCGGTGCCGTCGCGCGTTTCTCGCGGCGGGGAGCGGCGATACTGCCTTGGTCGTCACGCACCCTCGCAATCTCGCGCTGTGCCTCGCATACGCGCTGTACGGCGAAGCCGGGTTGCATCCGAGCTTTGATTACGTGCGCGCCGAAGGCGCGACGTCGTTTACCGGCGTCCTCTTTACGCCGCGCCCGGAGCACGGGTGGGCCACCACACTGTTCGGGAGATAGCGGACCATGAGCGCGACGACCCCCGCGACATACGAGGAACTGTACGTCGACGCGCTGCAACGCGTCCGCGAGCCCACGACGTCGAACACGACGGCCATTGAGATCATGAAGCGGTATCTCAACCAGGGCTTGCAGGACGTTCACGTCCAACAAGACTGGCCGTGGGCCGAGCGTCGTGCGATATTGCAGACGAAGGCGTCGTATGCGACGGGCACCGTCGCGATCTCGACGGCAGCGCGGACCACCGTCACGGGCACGAGCACGCTCTGGACGACCGACAACGGATACGGGGTCGGGAACGTGGCCGCTGGCGACAAAATCTGCTTCGCGGGCGCGGTCGACGTCTACACCGTGGCCACCGTGGCGGGGGCGGGGTCGCTGACGCTCGAGGAAAAGTGGGTGGGGGCGGCGTCGTTGACCGCGTCAACGTATTACGCGTTCCGCGACGAATACGCGCTGGCGTCAGACTTCTGGCGCTTGATCGACCAGCGCTCCTTTACGCTGGCGATACCGATCCCGATTCTCGGCCGGCAAGAGTATTACGCGCAAATCGTCCGCAACAACACGCCTGGTCAGCCGCGGGTGTCGACCGTGATTGATCTTGCGCCAAGCGCGTCGGTCGCGCGACAGCCCCGCGTTGTGTTTCACCCGCCGCCGAGTCTCGTCTATAACCTGCCGTATCGGTACATCACGACCAACCTCGCGGTGTCGTCGGCGGGGGTCCAAGGCGCGCAGTTGTCCTCGACGACCGACGAGCCGATTATCCCGTTGCGGTACCGGCATATGCTCGTGTTTTACGCGCTCGCCGAGTGGTATCGGGATCGCAAGGACGACACCCGCGCCGCGTCCGCGCGGAGCGCATTCGAGGACACGCTGCGCCGCGCGGCGAATGACAGCGCGCCGGAACGGGATCATCCGCGCTTTGTCGTGCAGTCGAGCCCGTACCGGCGCGGTGTCGCCGGGTACGCCGTCGGCGGCCGGCGCTATTCGACCGGGACCGCGTTCGACGAGCTCCGTGACCGCTAATGGCGCTGAACTCAAGCACGACGTCTGCGGCGAATACCGCGGTGACGGCGACCGTGACCGGCATCCCCGGCCTGCGTGTCTTCGTGTACCGGATCGACGTGTACTCGTCGGCGGGGACCGCTGGCCTGACCGTGACCGATGGTGGGACCGTCGTGTATCGACTCCCGACGACGTTCGTGACGACCACGCCGACGGCGATCACGTGGACCAAGCCCTTGGAGAGCAACGCGCCGGGGAACACCGTCGTCATCGCGCTCAGCGCGGCCGGGGGCGGTAACACCACGACGCTCAACGTGCAAGCGGACCAGTACGCGTAACGAAAGGATCTCGATGAAACGACTGATCTTCGCCCTGCTGCTCGCCGCCGCCTCGCCCGCCTTCGCCGAAGGCGTCGTGTGCGGGCCGTGTACCGCGACGTGGAACGCGCCGGTCGTCAATGCGGACGGCGGTCCGCTGACCGATCTCGCGTCGTACAACGTGTACATCGCGACGGCCGCCGGTGGCCCGTTCGGCACGGTCGCCTCGGTGCTTCCTGCCCCGGCCCCGTCGTTCGCGATCACGCTGCCGACTGGCCAGAAGTATATCGCGGTCACGGCGGTCAACGCGGCGGGGCTCGAAAGCCCGCGGAGCAACGTCGTCCCCTTCATCTTCGCGTATGCACCCGGCGCTCCGACGTCGCTGACGATAAAGTAGAGCCGTGCCCGACGCGAAGCAAAAAGTTGTAATCAACATCGCGGGCGGATGGGCGACGGACTTCGGTCCAGCGTACACCGGCGCTCCGCAGGGGAACGCGCTGACGATCCCGTTCCTCCCCCGCGCGGATAACGTCTTTTACGAGCTTGACGGCGGGTTCCACAAGATCGGCGGGACGACGAAGTTCAGTTCCGCGCAGATCACGGAGGCCAGCGTCGCGGTTACCGTCGGCGGCATGTACGACTACTGGACCCAAGGCACGGCGGGGACCGAGGGGCAGTCCGTCGTCCTGTACGCCGGGACGAAGTACCTGTCGATGGACCCCACGACGGGTGTCGTCACGTCGAGGAAGACCGGGCTCGAGAGCGGCAAACAGCCGTGCTTCGAGGTCTTCAAGGACCAGATCATCGTGACGACGACGTCGACGGTCGACGCGCCGCAGACGTGGGACCAGGCCGCGGGGAGTACATCCGCACTCGGCGGCAGCCCGCCGAAATTCAGCATTCTCGCGAAGCACAAGAACCGGCTGTTCGCCGCCGGCGTCGCGACGAACGGGTCCCGGCTGTACTACTGCGCGACACTGGACGGCACGACGTGGTCGGGCCTCGACGCCGGGAGCATCGACGTCGACCCCGACGACGGCGACCGGATCACGGGACTGGCGAGCCACAAGAACGAGCTCCTAGTTTTCAAGGGGCCGAACAAGTTGTCGATCCACCGGGTCACCGGCAGCGCCCCGACGGGGACGGACGCATTTGCGCGGGTGCCCTATGTGACCGGACTCGGAAGCCTGAACCACCAGGGTATCTTCCGAGTCAACGACGATCTCGTCTTTTCGTCCCCGCGCGGGTTGCATTCGCTCGCGGCGACTGCGGCGTACGGGAATTACATCGAAGCGTTCCTGTCTCGCCCGATCCTGAGCTACTACCAAGATTCGTTGTCGCACGCCGGCGGCGGGCTTAGTTCCAACTGGGGCGTGAACTACCAGAGCCGCGGCCTCGCGATCTGGACGGTGCCAAGCAGCGGGACGACGAAGGACACGTACCTCGTCTATGACTACCGCTTCCAGCCGGGCCGGTGGTCGCGCTGGACGGGGTACTCGAATGCGAACTGCCTCGCCATCGTGCAGGACAGCAACCGCCGGCATCGGCTCTACAGCGGCGCAACGGACGGCTGGATCCGCACCCTCGACCAGACGTCGCGGTCGATCGACACCACCGGCGCGTATGCCGTCGACGTCCGGTTCCCGTTCTTGAACTTCGGGACGTCGTCGGTCCTGAAGACCGCGGAAGACCTGTTCATCTCCCTCGTGCCCAAGGGGAGCTACGACGCGAGCGTGGCGTACACCCGAGACAGCAACGTGGAACAGACGGTCTCGCCGGCGGTCTCACAAGCCGGCAGCGACCCGCTAGGATAAGCCGGTGGCGTTTACGCTAAATACGAGCACGTTAGGCGCCGGCGCGTTCCGCACGGTCCCGACGTCAATGGACGGCGCGTTCCGCGACATGCAACTTCGATTTTACCAGAACGGGGCCAACGAAGACCTCGAAATCCATTTTGTTGAAATTCACTTCACGCTCGGCGGCGTGTCCAAGGAGCTGCTCTAGATGGCACTGTCGAGGGTTACGACTTGGAGTTCTGGCGACACGCTGACGGCCGCGGCGCTGAACGGCGAGTTTAATTCGATTTTGAATAACGCCGTCGCGCTGCTCTCGCCGTGGACCGCGAATATGGACGCGAACGGGAAGCAGTTGCAGAATCACGTCCTCGAGACGTTCGCCGCGGCGCAGACGGCCGCGACGGCCGGCCGGCTGTACTACCGCTCGGATACGAAGATCGCGGAGTATGATACCGGCGCCGCGATCCGCTCCGTGCCGAACTTCGTCGACAGCGGCGGGCAGTTGACGCTTAGCGGCGCGTCGCTCTTGTTCTCGCCGTATACGCATAACCTGATCGCGATCAACGGTCGACTCGAGGTCATCCCCGACGCCGGCGTCTCACTGGCGATCGGTGCCGCGGCAGCGTCGACCGCCTATAATATCTACGCGTACATGTCCGGGTCGACCATGACGCTCGAATTCTCGGCGACGGCGACCGCGCTGCAAGCCGGGACCGGCGTCACCATCAAGTCGGGCGACGCGACGCGGTCGTTTGTCGGGACGGACACGACGACGGGCGCGCCGGCGTGGTCGACGCCGTCGTCGTTCTTCCACGGCGCCAGCGCAGGCGCGACGATCGCCGGGTCCGTCAATCTCACGAGCGGGGACATCTCCACCGCGTCCGCGACCCTGGTGGATCTGACCGGCGCGACCACGACGCTGACCACGGCCGCGCGTCGAGCGCTGATCGTCCTCACTGGGACGTTTTCGTCCTCCGGGGACGGTATCGTGGTGAACTTCGCGGTGGACGGCACGCTTCAAATCGGCACGTCCACGACGTCGGGCGTCCGCCACGGCAAGATCGCCGGGCAGCAGACGGTCATCGCGGTGTCCTTCATCACCGCGGCGCTGACCGCGGCCTCGCACGTGTTCAAAGCCCAATGGACCGTCTCGGGCGGGGGGGGGACGGCCACGTTTTATGCGGATACGACGAATCCTCTGCACTTCTCCGTCGCGGAGCTTGGAGCCATCGCGTGAAGATCGGACCGACGTTCGCCGCAGAACTTGAGGTCGCGGGATTGAAGCAGCCGCAGATGTCGTGGTCGTCGAACGGCGACATCTCGTACGGCGAGACGATGACAGACGCGGACAAAATCGTCGTCATGGACGTCCTCCGTCAACACGACGAGACGAAGGTGCCGCCGGTCGTCGTCCCCGCGAAAACAGGCGCCGAAGCCGCGTTGCGTGGCCGGATCGCAAAAGCGTCGACCGTCGACGACCTCAAGGTGTTACTCGCGGAGATCGTGTCACGGTGACGATTCGTCCGGCGACG